TTTCGCGCGTCGTTCTGAACTATGAAATCTATCTCTTCTTGATACTTAAACTTAGAAACGAGCTTGCGCGACTCTTCTGGATGTTTCATAAGAATGATATCAATTGATATATTAGCTAGCTCCCCTCTATCAATAAGAGTTTTAGATGTTGTTGCATGATAAGAAGGACCGAATAAACCTTCTAACACAAGCTTGTGAGTCATAGTACCATCAAGAGTACCAGTAAGTCCGAATCTATATCGTGCTTCAACACATTTAGTAAGGATAGATGTAAGAGACTTAGCTTTAAATTGATGTGCTTCATCACCTATGACCATACCGAACTGTTCGAAATATGGTTTCTTTAATTTATATAATGACTGCCAAGTAGATATATAAACTCTTTTAGTCTTATGACCTTTATCTAAGCCAGCCATAATCTCATGACAGTTATCAGTTACAAAAAAGTCATCATCATTATCGGCATACTTACAGAAGTCACCATACATTTGTTTAACGAGGGAAGTGGTAGGTACTATTATTAATACCTTATCATCATTATATTGTAAAAAATATCTCATGAGAATGTATATGATAAGTGATTTACCAGACGCCGTCGGGGATACTAATAATCCATTACGTCTTTTTAATCCATGTTTAATAGCTTCAAGCTGATAGTCTCTTGGTCTAAATGGTAGAGGCATTGCATCAATCCAAGATACATCATCATCATATGTAAATCCAGGATGATTATATTTTATTGTTGATGGATCGTCCCAAGTGGTAAGCTTAATATCTCTCTCTGCACAAAATTGTTTTATATAATAAAATAACCCTGCATAGATTTCATTAGTACGTATATTGAATAATCTTATTTTACCATCCCACATCTTATTACGAAATGAAGGAACGAACTTATATCCAGGAACATAGAATGTAAAGAATTCAGATAACTCCATGAGTATTCCTTTATCTTCACAATCAACATGATGGAATGCGTTATTGATTGGTTTAATAATTAATTCAGACATCGAGTTTATCCTCAGAGTATTCGCCAATATCAATTAGTCTTACTTCATCATTTATTATAGTAGGATTATCTGAACAATTAGCTACACAACAATTGCAAGCTGGGTATTCGATTGTCTTTATAAGTATATGATTAACGTCGGGAGGCTTAGTATGTGATTCTCTCATATCATTAAACCATCCATTGTTTAATATCTCTTCCATAGAATGATTATGCAACGAACATGATTCATTTACATTATGTTTATGATTAAGATGCTCTTGAAGACCTCTAGCATCCCATCTAGATAATGCCATAGAGCATGGTGCTACCTCTCCATCGGCGCCAATGTATAAGAATGCATCCTGACCTGATTGACAAGTTATGCTATTAATGTGTCTTCCCATCTGTCTTTAAACTCCGAAAAGCTTACAAAGCCTTCTTCTTTAGCTCTTTTTTGAACAGCTTCTAATTGATATTCATTATGTTTAAATCTTATAAACTGCCATTGAGCTGGTGCTCCAGTTTTAATATAAGCTCTAAAGTTATCTTGTAGCTTCTTCCATTTAACATTCACTCTGTATATATGATTAGTATCTTCTAAACCATCAATAGCCCAAATAACATGAAAAGTTTTTTGTGGTCTATTATGTTTTTTAATTAGCTCACCGTATGATTTCCAAAATTTTGTATTTCGAACACCACCATTAGTAGATAATGAAAAATCTACATCAGGCCATTCAGTTAAAAAGTAATCTGTAATTTCATATAGTTCTGTATTGGTTGCAGCATCACCTGAACATCCACAAAAGTCTACTCTTAATAAAGAAGGATATCTTTCATAATCAAAATGTTCTTTTAGAAACTTTAAAGTGAGCTTATGCTTATTAATTTTATCTTTCTGGTCTTCTTGTTCACGAGGGCATCCAGGACAAGCTGCATTACAATAATCACTTAATTCAAAATGTAATTTTCTGATACCAGTAGTCTTATGATACCACATTATCCCTGTCCACGATACTTTTTAAAAGAAGCTCTCTTCTTTTTATTCATAGATGAAGTTTTAATCCATCTCCTACCAATGCTAGTCTTTTTTCTAACACCTCGCCATTTCTTTTTAATGTACATTAAACCCCTGCTTCAAAACTCCTCCACTTTATTATATTACCTATTAACTGATGTCGCCATCTAATAGTATCTAGTATTTCTTTTAAGGTATCTTCTAAGACCTTAAAGTATTCTAATTCACTTTGCGCTCTTTGGATATCGATATCACTATCATAGTAATAATTCATATCCCCTTTAAGTGGTTTATTTAATCCTTTAAATGGGTCATAGTCCCAATCAAATGCATCTATCTCTTCTTTGGATAGCTTACCATTATAGTATAACCATTTATCCTTTAACAGAGTCTTATAGCTATGGTCTCTTTTCTTCCGTTGGATTTTAGCTATAGTAATTAGTTCCAGGTATTTGGAATGGAGGGATGCAAACTTAACAGTGGTCTCATCTAATTTAAATTCATCTATAGTGGCATCTTTCTTCCACATTTCTAGTATTTCTTCAATATCAATCATAATAATTTCTTTAAGTATATGTTATATTATACCCTATTTTGGAGTAAATGGCAACCTAAAGTAAGACGAAATATGAATAATCAAATGATACTACTACTGTTAAATACTCGACATCAGTTGTTGTGATATCAAATGGCAATGATGATAAGGACGTAGGCCTAGCATCAACAAACTTTATTTGTTTATTAACGTTATTAGCTGATGATAAAATAGATAATGTTATATCTCTAAAGTCATCAGAGGACTGATTGTCTGCTTGATTGTATAACCAATTATATATTTCTTTATAGTTAGTTAAATCTTCGTCGACGAGGAATGAACATTCAAATGGTCCGTACTCTATCTTATCAGAAGCTAGTGTAACGTCTCTTGCCCGAGTAGCAAAGGTAGGCCCTGAAGTAGTTATATCAGGAAGTACCATTGTTTGAATAGTAAACTCAGCATTAGAAAACTGTAAAGAGTCTAATGTTAATACAAAGGAAGTTGGATTTAAGAATGCCATACTAATATTTATATAAAAAAATCCCCCAGTGAAGGGGGATTTAAACTAGCTCATAGTTAATTTAAAACTTAAAACTTGCTTTAAGTGATGTTTCACCATCTGCGCTGCCTACCTTCTTATGTTCAACAGTCCATATACCTCTTTTAACAGATATAGTATTTGTTTTAACATCAGCAGAAGTCTTCTCAGTTTCGAATTTAACAGTTCCAATACCAGTGATTTCTCTTGATACTGAAGCTGAGTTAGTAGATGTTCCGTCTGAATTGGAATCATGTCCTACACTCAATGTGTTACCAGCAACAGTTGTTGATACCGTCGTATCAAGATTATTGCCAGCTGTTACCTTTGAGTGAACCGTTTTAATGGTTACTCCACCAGCAACAACAGTAGCTGTCGTTTCTCTTTCAGAGTTTAAGACATCTGATATTGAAAGGTCAATACCCGCAACTTTACCTGCTACAGTAAGTTGTGCAGTCTTACCAATCTCTTGGTCTACAGTAATCGTAACATTACCAACTTTAGTACTTACACCAAATTTAGTTACGTCGGCATCATCATCATCGATACCATCTGCACCAGAATAATCACCTAATTTAAATACAAATGCACCTAAAGTAGTTTCTACCCATAGGTCATCTACATCTCCATTTTCATCAAGTGTCACCGTTACCGTCGAATCACCAGAAGTACCTTTCACAGAAACTTCTACATCTTGGGTATAGTTACCACTATCATCAAGTGAACCTTCATACTCACCAGATAAACTAACATCCGCAAACGTAGTTGCAGATAGTAGCATTGCCGCTATTACGGCTAAAAGTTTTTTAAACATATGTTTCTCTCTTTTAAAAGTTAAAAAAGTAACCAATTATCATTGATTACCGTTATATTTATATAAAAAAAAATCCCCCAGTTAAGGGGGATTTAAATGTGACTAGTATCGATTAGACATTAGTTACAGTGAAACGTCTGTAATAGACGTTGTTGTTTGCACCTGTAGTTACAAATGGATTCTCAGCCATACCGTATCTAGTTTTGAAACCGATACGTGGTTGGAAATCATTCTCACCAATAGTTTTGTGCATGCTTAAAGGAACGTATGGGCAGTAGAACATACCTGCGTCATATGAATTCGAGCCTTTATAACCAACAACAACATTACCAGCTGCACCAAATGGATCAACAAAAAGTTTCATACCATTTAATGTACCTAGGAACAAGTTACCAGTTACGTCTTCTGCGCCAACACTTGCAACGTTACCATAAGCAACATTACCAGTAGCGTTTAGAGCAGCTGCAACGCCTGGAGAGATAATAGCAAAGTTACCTTTACCGCGACGAGTGTCAACAGCAATGCCGTTAGCCTCTTTCTCGATATGAGTAATCATCGCTTTATAACACTCTAGTTCCCAACGACCATCTGATGTACCACCAACTGCTGCATTAAAGGCTGTGCCTTCTTTTGCGTCAGTGTTCATCTTATGAATCAACTCACGGTTGATTTCAGATAAGATTTCAGTACTTAGGATGTTTGCTAACTCAGTCTCAGCAGAAAGGCCATGAACCGCTTTAAGGTCTTGTGCCAATTCCATTGTGTAGTTAGCTTTCAACTGACGTGACTTAGCCGTAACTGAAGTCTTGTCAATGCTGAAACCCATAGTAGCTGAAATATCACCCTCAGCGTTAGCTGTAGTCATACCAGTACCTGAACCTGCAGAGCCAGTACCAGAGAAACTATCATCAGCTTCATTGAATAGAGCTTCTGTAGGATCGGCTGGAGCCGGAGTATCTGTACCATCTGCATAGTTTGATTTCATTGCAAAAATCAAACCAGTAGGTCCTTTCATAGGTTGAACGCCAGCTACGTCGAACGCCAACATGTTTGGTGTTGCACGTCTAACTAAGCTGATCAAAACTGGGTCGAAGTTATCCATCGAGCCGGTTTCAGTCGAACCACCTGCTAGAGAACCAGTCCACGAAGGAGCAGCCTCTTTTAGGGCAATTTCTTGATTCTCAAGAACGACGGCAGTAACGGCACGTCTGTGCGCGTCTTTAATCTGGCCAGCATCCTTTGAATCTAGTACAGGAGCCCATTTTTCCTGTAGCATATCCGCTTGCAATTCCATATATTTCTCCTATGATTGCGTTTTAATTTGACCAGACAGTGCTGCCAGATAGCGATCCATTGCTGGGTCTACTTTCTTATCAGTAGCTGTTTCGTCCTTCTCAGTTATAGCGTCAACTTCGTCTTCGCCAGTCGCTGTTGTATCTTTGTTAAGGTAAGATTCCTTAATCGTTGCTAACTTAGTTGTAAAATCTTCGTTATCATCAGCTTGAATGCCTTCAGATAATTTAGCGATTTTAGCAGCTTCAGTAGCAGCAAGACCTTCACATGCTTCAGTTACGATAGCTTCTCTTTCGTAGGCTTTAACCTTCTCAGATAATCCTTTCGCATCATCAGTAGTTTTATTCAACTGGTCTTTA